TAGGATAATAATATATTTATGAAAACATCAGAAGCTTTAAAATTAGTTGGAGGCCTGAGCAAGCCTTCAAAGATGCCGGGATGGGCCTATGGTCTACCGGCCAAAGAATGCAAAACAGGTTCTAAGCTGGTGAAGGTAGAGGGCAGCACCTGCCATGGTTGCTACGCTCTCAAAGGTTGTTATGTGTTTAAAGTTGTACAAGAAGCACAATACCGGAGACTGGCAAGCGTCAAGCATGAACTATGGACAGCAGCGATGGCACTATTAATCAATTCAAAAAAATCAAAATATTTTAGATGGCATGACTCAGGAGATGTACAGGACGAAGCGCACCTCCTGAAGATTTTCGCAGTGTGTAAATTAACGCCGAGCGTCAAGCACTGGATGCCAACGCGGGAAGCATGGGTGAAGCGATTCCTGCCATTAAAACCACACAATTTAATTGTAAGATTCTCAGCACCGATGGTGGACCAGGAAGCGCCAAGCAGCTGGCCGCATACGTCAACAGTCGTTACCACAGGCAGGACCTGCCCGGCACCGACTCAAGACAACGAATGCAAAGATTGCAGGGCATGCTGGGATCCCACGGTTAAGAACGTAGCATATGGACAGCACTAATGTTTAGACACCCAAAATATTACGCCGAGCTTAGGAAGCGCAGACGCGAGCAGCAAGCTTCAAGCGTCAAGCCCCAAGCGACTCGAGCGTCAAGCGACAAGCCTCAAGCCCCGAGCAGCAAGCATCAAGCTTCAAGCCGCAAGCAGCAAGCTCCCGAATAACTTTTCCTTCGTAAAGTTTCCAGAGACTAGTGTCGAGGGACTTTACTAGGATAAATGTATTGTCAGGGTGTTTCACATGGAACGCAATTTGATGTGGTGAGAAGCGTATTTTATTACCCTTTGTTACTTTCAGTTCAAGAGTAAAAAAGTGGCCATTAGCGTTGTAACCCAACAGGTCAGGAGTACCAAATACGCTAAGATTTTCAATCCTTGTCCAACTAATTTTAGGGGTATTTTTCTTAAGTTCATGCCACAATTTTTTCTCAGGTTTCAACGTAACTACAGCTTTTTAATTACCTTACCCATGTGCCATTGTGTTGGTTCTATGGTGATAACAAGACGATGTGTTTCTCTTACACCAATCAATTTATTTTCCATTAATTGGATACCTTGAACATCGTAAAACTCTCCGTTGGGTAACACAACTTGAACTCTCGCATTCTGTGCTACTTCACCTTGCATAAACTTATCTAGTGCCTGTCTTAATAACTTTCCTTGCATTCTTTGTTAGGGGCTTTCAGTCTCCCGTCCACCCCCGCCTCCAATGGTTTTGTTCGAACTATTGTGTTCTACGTTATATTACGTTATAAGTCAATATGGGTTTACCAAAAAAATTAACAGAAATGCAAATTAAGTTTGCTCAACTACTTGTAACCAACGAAGGTAGAAAGACACCAACAGAGTGTGCTATCGAAGCTGGATACAACAAAGACAGAGCAACTATCACTGCATCAGAATTACAATCGCCAAAAAGATATCCTTTGGTTGTTAAATATATTGGTGAGATCAGAGAAGAATACAACAAGAAATATGAGGTAGACTACAGCAGACACATAGCCGAGCTGGGCAAGATAAGACAAGAAGCATTAAAGAAAGGTGCTTGGTCTGCTGCTGTAAATGCTGAAGTAGCAAGAGGTAAAGCAGCTGGTCTTTACATAGAACAAAAAATTATTCGTACCGGCAAGCTTGAAGATCTAACGTCTGAAGAACTAGAGAATCGAATGAAGATGATAATTGATGAGTATTCACCGATTCTTGAGGGTGTTGATGAAAAAGAACTAAAAGAACGAGTGCTGTCAAAACCAGAATCTCAAAAAGATTCATAATTTAATCTTCTCCATTTCTACAATACAGCCCATTGGAAATATATTTGTATCACTAAATACTTCATCTGTTGTGTCGTAAGAACTAAATGTAATTAAGAACTTCTTTGTTTTCTTAAATACGTATGCTTGTGTAATCATCTTTGAAATAGGTAGTTTGTCCATCTCTTCTTTTGATTTATGACCTGCATCGCCGGTGATGTCTAACCACTTAATTGTGTAAAAGTAATACTTCTTCTTGTTTATCAACGCGTGCTTGTATCTCTTTTTCCTTCTCATACCCTGTTCTATCACATTCTACATTTATAGATATAAATTTATCATTTAAGGAGTCGTCTCATCAAAATGAAAAAAATAAATGTAGAAATGTAGAAAAACATACTATTAGTCAATAATACCAACGGTTTCCGCTTCTACATTTCGTTCTACATTTTCTACATTTTTCGATGTTACGGCGAAATAATCCTTATTTGACGCGGAGTGCTTTCTACATTTTTGGAGCCGATTTATAGCCTCGGAGGCCTCTTTTACCTTATTTAGCCAGTCCCTCGCCACTCGATCCCGGTCTCCAGCTGCAGATTTGTAGAAACGAGCAGCCAAAATATCAGCTTCTCTACATTTTTTGTTTATAAAATTCACTAAGTCTCCAGAGCCATAGCCACTTGTATTGCCTAAATCTTGACCCATTTAGAACAAATTGTTGATAAAATAAATCCGGTGTACACATCATGATCACGGCTTGTTCGATATTAG